GTAGAAGTAGAAGTGAGAGTATAACATTTTATAGGACGCTTGTACCATTCATCTTCTTTAATCGTCGGGATTGTCATAGTGTTTCCAGAAACTTGATTAAGTTCTGTAGTTTCACTATTCATAATTTGTGTTTGGACCTGATGGTCCGTAGTAGTTTCGGGGGTATTGTCGAAAATTGTTTATGTGTAATGTGGGTTACAATTATAAGCCACAAGAGCGAGTCACGTTGATCAATCGGACCTAAGGTTTATTACGATCTAAGTTTATACGTTGTAACACGCAAATTAATGTACAAAATTGTCGGGGATACTCACCAGGTGACAAAGTCTGGTGATTTGGCTAATGTGACCATCTCATCATAAGAGATAAGAAAGTCAGGAGAAATATCAAGTCGGAGTAAGTCACTCGATATATTAGCACTCCATTCATCATAAACGTCTTTACTCCACAAGACGAGTTCACGTTGCGCACCTCTACAGGTACTAATCATTCGCTTAGAGAAAGTTTCTTCTCCAGGTAAATAATAACACAACGATTTAGCAATCGATTCAAGATGTAATTTCATAACTACTCCTAAATCGGGGTGTACACAGATAACACGCTTAAGAAATTCAATCTCTCCAAGGGGACGGGGAACAAGGTCTCCAGGAGTTTTATCGGCATTGGTAATACCGATACCTAATAATTTATAAGCATAGCTAATATTTTGGGAAGACATGTGATCTCCCAAAGTAGTATTCAATATATTATCGTCACCATAATTAACTAGTCCACAAAAGTGAAAAAGTGATTTAGTAACAAGGGAATTATAATGTATTGTATAACATATTCTATGTACCATATTCTTGATAAACATCTCACTGAGTGATTGAATGATCACCACGCCTAAGCACCCTGAGGGGACTTGACCAGTAATTTCATACACAGTGCCTTCACACACTACCAAGAAAAAGAAGAGGTCACTCATGATACCACGGAGTATCGCAGTACCATAGTTAGGATGTTGTTTAATAAATTTTTCGATAATGGCTCTAACAAATATATAGCCAAAGTAGTTAACTTTGTCATATTTTATATAGTCACCATCAAAGAAAATTTGTTTCGGAACACCTTCAGGGAACTCTCCTTTAAGTAAAGCCTCTATCTCATCAAGTGAAGCTTCAGACATATCTTTCTGAAGTAGTTTTGATAAGAGCTTTCGAACATCTTTGTCAGAACAACAATTCATACCTTCCATGGAAGTAAACCACGGTTGGATACGAAGAGCTTGAAAAATCGGTTCAAGAAACATTTTGCAGACAACGAAAAAGGCC